AGGAGTGTTGAAAACTTGCGCTGCCGTCTGACGTTGCAAGTCTAGCAACAAACATTTCGCTATATGATGCTGGCTCTGTATTGCCGACTGCAATAACTCTGTTGCTGTTGTTTGTTACAATGCTTTTACACTCTCCAGCTTGCGTTGATTTATTGCTTATTTTGAATTGCTTTGACCAAGATTTGTATCCCCCAGACTCAGCCAAGACCATCAACGCATACTCACCTTGACCCGCATTAGTTGCGTGAGTAAGGCACGAATACCTAGTGCTTTGATTTCCAGCCATGTCACGAATATACAAAGTGTTTCCTGTGTAATACTCGTATTTTTGCGCTTTTGATGACGGATTTAAATCGCTGTTATAACGTCCCCCAACAATTTTACTACTACCACTGTAGTAATCAAACGCTACATACATAAAGTCGTCGCCTACACACTGCGTGGCTCCGCCTTTATAAACGCCTGACCTATAAATATCTAATTGGTTGTCGCCATTAGCAAAGTTTATGTCTCCCGTTTTAATGTGTCCCTGCTCGTAACTCCCATTGTAGACATACATACTATAGCCATAAGTATTTGTTGATATTCTACACACTTTAGGGCGTGAAAATGTTTCACCCGTATCATGCACTCTTAATCTAGGATAGTTTGCTGTCTTATACTCTCCATCCTCTGCGTTAAGAGTTATCTGTATAGCGTCATTACCAGAAGTACCCATAGCAATAACAAACTCATTGTCACTGTCGTAAAAAACTTGGCTGGGATACACACTTGTGTAGCTTATTTTTGCCATCCACGAGCTTTCACCACCAGAACCCGCAGCGCCAAGCATTGTCAGTTTACTAATCACACTCATGCTAATGCAGCCCCAGCTTGGAAGCCGTACCATGTAGTACCGCCATCGTAGGTGATGAAGACAAGCACGTTAGTCTCTCCACTAGCAGGGGCATCAGGCGCACTACCGCCAGCCCAATCTACAGAAGCAGGCCATGTCAACGTGTGTGTGCCGCCAGCCGTTACCTTGAGTGTGAAGCCATAAGCTGTGCCACTTGCAGGGGGGTTAGTGAAAGTAAATGTAGTATTGCCTGTAGTGCTTAAAGAAAATACGTTACCTGTCTCACAGTCTACCGTTGGCGTTGTGCCAGACAGTGCAGCGTAAGTCTCGTTGTAACTACCTGCTTTCAGTTCACTGTTTACGGTTACGTTGCCGCTGCTGTCGATGCGCATACGTTCTGTAGGTGCTGTGTCTGTAATAACTGAGCGAGTGTAAAAAGTTAAATCGCCGTAAGTGTCGCCGCTTGTGCTTTCTTCTTCATAGCCTATGTAAGCTGGTGAGTTTGTATTGGTGGCATCTGTATAGCCAAATCCAATCATAAACTTACCGTTGTTACTTGGCCCAAATTCGTCACTACCTAACTGTAAGTAAGTGTTTGCCGCCGTTACAGTTGTAGGTGCATTTGCTCCTGCCGCATTTGCTATTGTGACCTTACCAAGAGGCGAACTCGTCCCAATGCCAACCCTGCCATTTGCTTGAACAACCATACGGCTGACTACACCTAGAGTATTGTCATACCCTTTAAGGTCAGCAATTTTACTAGAGCCTGTATCGTTTACATAAACCTCTAAGCCTGTAGCAGCAGATGATTGGTTAATATCTAGCTTTGCACTAGGCGAACTCGTCCCAATGCCAACATCACCGCTGCTGTCTAGGCGCATACGTTCTGTGTTATCATAAGAAAAGACAGTTCCCAACCCAGCGTGGAAACGCAACCATTCGCCAGATGCACCCCTGTCAATAATGAATGCTTCATTTGTTACGCCGTTTTCGCCGGAGATAAACTTCCACGGTTGAGATGCGCCGCTGTGTGTTATCTCTAACATTTCGTTGCCAGCGGCAGTTCCTTGTAAATCTAGCTTTGCGCTAGGCGAACTCGTCCCAATGCCCACGTTACCGCTGCTGTCGATGCGCATTCGTTCTGTAGTTGATACATCAAAAGTAATACGCGGGGATGCGCCTGTATTACCTTCGTCTGCTGCAATATTTACAATACCAGAACCATCTGTAGCTATCTGCGAGTACGCATTCGTGTCTGTATCTTTTAGTTCTATTAAAGCAGTAGATGCTGCTACAGTCAGACCCTCGCTAGTAATAGTCCCATTGACGGTTAAGTTACCCGTCATAGTATCGCCAGCAACGTCTACAAATAGGGCGTCAGCTTGCGCTTGGGTATAGGTGTTAGCAACAGAAACAGTGCCATAGGCAATTACATCAACAGTATCATCCGCGTTAGCACCAGAGGCAAGCACAATAGATGTGCCGTTCGTCGCCGTGAAATCCGCACCAGAGAGCTTGGCTCCGTTTAAAAAGACCTCAACCAGTCCCGCTGTATACGAAACAGTAAACGTCGTCTGCGCTGCCGTGGCCGTAAACGTAGTCGTTACATAAGTAACAGGCTGAATGTCAGAGGCGATTGCAGAGATGAAAACAATAGCATCCCCTGACAAGTTAATAGCCGAGCCACCGTCACTACTCTCAGAAGGAGTTCGAGACAGTGTTGTGCCGGAAGCGGTGTATGTTCCGCTTCCGATTTCCCAGTTCGAGGTGCCGTCCTCTATGACGTATCGAACAGAATCGCCGTCCGAAACCCCCGCTGCGGCAAAGGTCTGGTAGCCGTCTACGACCGAACCCAGTGTAATTGTGCCCGTCCCCGTAGTCGAGGTCGTCATCTTAGCACGATTTACCAATACTACCATAGCGGCGCTCCGAACTTAGTGTTTATGCAATACGGATGATAGCGTTTGAAGCATCTGCCGTTGGGAAAACAATCTGAAAGTCACCGGAAGTAGATGACTTGTCTGAACCAAAGTCCAGAACGATTACAGATGGATCACCCGCTGCGGTGTCGTTGTAAATCAAAGCACCACGCGCTGTGATTGTAGCTGACGTAAACGTGATGTCCGCAAAATCTGTCAACGCTGTTGTGCCAGATGTTGTCGGAGTTACGTTTGTCAACGTACCACCACCCGCGGTGTATGTACCTGAGTTTGAAACCTCGTTGGACGCAGTATACGCTGTCGTAGCTGCGTTGAAAGAAGCATTGTTATCGTACAAAGCCAATTTAAACGTATTAGCTCCGTTAGTGAAGTTGTGTGTAGCTGTCATCAATTCTTGCTTGAATGATGTACACATATAGTTGCCGCTAAATGCCATGTTAGAGTCTCCTTATAAGCTCGGCCATATCAGGGTGCCCTGCGTCCTTGAGAGCATTATACACAGAAGTACGGTCACTGTGAATAGCTTGCCTCATATAGTAGGCCACCAGTTTCTCCAGATGCTTAGAGAAGGCACGAGCCTGATCCCTGATCGCTGGATGCGCTGAGTCTGACACTGCAATGATTTTCTCAACGCATTGTTCAGACAATTCATCGGGCGTTAGCCCTCGCTTTTCTGTTGTATTAACTTGCACCAAAGATTCAGACTGAGGTACATTTAAGTCTAGTTTAAACATTATTGTTTAGCCCTTATAACTTTTCCTGTACGGTATTCGTCAGTGGTTTCTTTCGCCTCTCCCAGCATCTTAATTCCCATAACAGCTTCTTGGAACCTCTGAGCGTACATAGCCATAACATCTTGTTCACCCTTCATGTAAATATACGCCTCAATAAGAGCGCCGTACAAAAGAGCCATTTCAGCGTTTTCACTAAGCCAAGTGGTGTTATCCTCTCCATCCAAAGTGATGCTACGAGGTCGGTAGAAATAATGCAGTTCTGCCGTATAAGACGCATCGGGCGTAGGAGCCATCAAAAAGTTATCTACATCAAACTGACAATAATACTGCGGCTGTCCCGTTGTAGTGGGATCAGGAGTGTACGTCTGAACAAAGCTCGGGTCTTTGAACTCAACAAAAAACTTATCACCACTTGTTCCTGTCATGCTCAAAGAAAACGGAGCAAGAAAGTCATTAGGAACCTTAATGTACTGACCAGACGCACTGGTTAAAGCCGTGGCGTTTTTGCGAAACAAACTAAGCTGAACATTTTTTAGAATGCGTTCTTCGGACAAACGAATAAACAAAGGGATATTGTTAACGAATCCCGTCTCTTCGTACTCTGTATAATCTTGAACAGCCTGCTTTAGTTGTGCGTATGTAAAACTCATAGCGTATTCACCTTATAACCCATGCCGCTGTGGACGCTACAATATGTATACAATGTTGGAGCACCAATGGCGACTGTAATCTGTGTATACGCTCCCGCAGAACCCGGAGTACCGTTGTAAGTAACGCCCGTTGTATACTCTACGCCGCCGCCATGTGTTCCATCTGGAGTTGTTGAAAAACGCAGAGGATGACCAGAATTTGAAACATGAGACTGGTCATAACGATAAGTAAACCCTTCATACACATCCCTACCCGCAGAACCCGGCTGCGCACCGTCTTGATAGAACACATTTCCAGAGCCGGGATTAGCTACGGTCATCGTATAAGTTGCGGTGATCGTAGTTACTTGTACCGTCGCTTCACCAACTGAAGAAATAGCGCCCACACCTGTAACAGGCGCACTAATATTACCCGTTTCTGTGGTGCTAATGGTAGCTTGACCGACTTGACCAAAGCCTTGCGGTGGTCTTAAATTTGGAGCTTCTACCAACGGAATACCAACATAAACGGACATCGTGGCTTTAACATCCGGTCTTGCATCCTTCAAAGCTTGCGCGTCGATAACCTTGCGAAACGGCCCCAACTGAGGCTGCTTAGACTCAAACTCATCCTTACCAACGAGCGCCCCAGTCCACTCTTTACGCATGTCTTTGTACCGATACCGGAACCCGGATCGGTCAGAGATAGCAAAAGAGTTTTTTCCAGAGGCAAACTTACTCATTAGTTAGTCCTAAAGTACTGGTACTGAGGAACAACGTTAAAAGAGGACCTGTCGCGGTCCTCAGTCATAGCTCTTTCGAACTCTTCTTCATAAACAGCTTTCAGAAGTTGAACGCGGTTTGGAGCTCTTTTCATGGAAATATAATAGGCCAGCCCTGCGGCCAAACAGGGGTAAAAACGAAAGGGCATATCAAGCGTGTTGGTCTGTCCATCCGCATCATTCATGCGAGTTAACGCATCATATATAACTACATCCGTATTGTTTTCAGGTCGCGGCCATATCTGCAAAACAGGCGTAGTTTGACGATCTAAGAAAAACTGAGAAGGTCGTCCCTGACTTGTTTTGTTTGGAATAGATAAAAACGTGTCCCGACTAACCCGGTCTAAAGCGTAATCTGTGTTACTTCTTCGAACTACAACAGATAAAACATCTATAACATCCGAGCTCACCGGAACGTCTCCATCCCCCTGAGTGGTTGTGAAGCTTCGTTGTTTGATAGTCCATTGATTTAATCCACGGTTAGCCCATTCAGCAAGCATGAGATTTAAAGACCGCTTTGCAGTTTTTAAATCATACCCCGTCCGGACCTCTAAACCGCAGCG